GCGCACGTATCGCTCGGCGACGTGAACCGGAAGCGGATCGGCGAGCAGATCTCCTCGTATCCGCTCGGGATTCCGTCCTCGTCAGCGAGCACGAGCACCAGCCCGAAGACGCCGCGGCAGAGCGCGACGCGGTACGCCTGATCCTCGACGTACGTGCACGGGATCACCGTAGGCGCGATGTCGAAGCGTTCGGCGAACCAGCGAATTGAACCCGAGACGGTGATACCCGTCCCGGATGGTACGATGGTGAGATCGATCGACTTGCGTGAAGAGGCTGATTCTGTGGTTGAAATAGGCATCAGATCACCCGGTACATGGCGGAATATGCGAACGTCACGGCCGAGGCCGTTGAGACGAAGTAGTTGAGGATCAGCAGGTCCGAGGCCGCGTCTGCGTACAGCCGACCGCCGTAGTTACTCGCGACCCCATCGGCGTCCGTTGCGGCTCCAAAGTTGGACGCCACCGGAAGCGATATGCTTACTAGAGTGGTAGTACTCGAAGCGGTCGCGTCCGCCGTCAAGATGCCGAAGACGCACACCACATCCCCGACTCGGATGTATTTCGCCAGCGACGAAGTGACAGAATCGATGTTCAACACGCCGGCCATCGTCGGCGTGTACGTGCCGCTTACTGACTTATCGAGCTTCGTCTTGTCCGCCGCCGGCATGAGCCCTGCGAAGGACGTGGAAGCGATGGGGGAGCCGACCGGAGAGCGAACGGAGAAGGGCATCAGGTCGCCTCACTGTCCGAAAGGATATCGAGGAAAGATCCCGCCGTGTCCGAGATATGCGAGATCCGGAGTTCGGCCGCCGTTGCCTGGCTCACGTAGAACGGAACCGCGACGCCCGCGGGGAGCACCATACCGACGCCCGAAACGACGGTCGAGGATCCGCGCAAGACGGTGATCGCCCCGCCGCGGGCCTTGAGCCAGATCCATTTCCCCACGTACGGGGCGAGCGCCGACGCGGCTGCCGTGGTCGTGCTCGACGTACCCGAGGCGATCGAGAGCACCGTGTCGGGGATCGTGTTGTAGGCCGCGTGCATGGTCGCGCGATCGGCTTCATTCGGAACGGACATCCCTAGTGCTCCCGCGCCTTACGACGCCTGTAGAAATCGAGGTGTGCGAGGATCACGATCGCCCCGAAGCACACCATGAAGATCGCGCAGCCGTCGGTCACGGCTGCCCCTCGCCCTGGTCCCTTCGGATCCGGGCCTCGAGCGCCTCATCGATCGTCGCGTCCGCGCGGTCGAGCGCCGCTGTGATCTTGCGGGTGTGCCCGCGCTTGATCGCGTCGAACACGCGACGGAGGATCGGCAACGCTTGCGCTGCGACCTCGGGCCCGTACTCGCGCGCGAGGCGCTCGAATTCGTCTTTCGGCGTCATCGCATCCCTCGACTCTCTTCGTGGCATCGGTCGGCGATCGCGCGCGCCGTGTCGACGTCGGGCGCGAGGCGAATCTCGGCGGCGCACCGACGCGCGTGCGCGTCGATCGCGCGGGTGTGCGCGCATGCGGAGAGCACGAACGCGAGCACGAGGAACCACGGACCCCGGAGCGGGGTGCGGCGTCGCAGGATGCGAAGACGCTCGAGGAATCGGCGGATCATGCGGCCCCCTTGGGTCGGGTTGCGGTCGTGTAGGCCTTGAACGCTACGGCATACGCCTCGGGATAGCTCGCGCCCGTGCCCGTCCAGCGCCGGCCGTCGAGGTGCAAGATCGAGCACTCCCACGCGGCGCCGTCGGGCGTCTTGCACGCGTGCACCTGATTCACGCGCGCCCCCGGGGGAAGATCGACGCGTGCAGCGCCGACACCTTGGAAAGGAAACGGTCGACGGCCTCGGCCCAGGCCCGGAGCTTTACCGCGGCGGCGTCGTCGGCCTTGCTCTCGGAACGCCTCGCGAGCGCCTCGAGCCCGCGAGCGAACCCCGCGAAGGCGTGCGCCGCGGCGGCGGCCGAGATCACGACGTATGTTGCCACGGGAGCGGCATCGCGGGCGAAGGTGACGAGCGCGGCGAGGTCCATACCCGGAGGATAGCCCGACGGCCCGGGCGCCGTCTAGCAGGCCCGGCGCTCGAGCATTTCGGCCCACCGTTCGAGGGTCGCCCATTCCTCGCGGCCCGTTTGCTGATAGCTCCACACGAGGAACCCGTCGATCGTCGGCTCGCCCCCGCCGTCGACGAATCGGGCGAGGTGCGCGTCGAGTTTCGCCCCCGAGTTCGGCCCGTAGGTCGGGACGCTCGGAAGCAAGCGACGGAAGCCCCGATCGCGCCACGACGCGAGGCCGGCGTCGACCTGCGCGGGGGTCACGGTGTAGAGCTGGGGGGAGCCCCATAGGCCGCCGTCCCCGGCGAGCTGGCGCCACGGTAGCGGATGCCAACCAGCCATACCGTAGGACGTGATCCCCGAAGGATCGAGACGGAGCGAGGCGCGCGCCTGCGCGTCCAGCTCGAGCAAGGTTTGCGCGCACCGCGCCGTCCGTGAACCATCGGCCTCGGGGGCTGCGTCGACGGCCTCACCCTGGCCGCGCGAGGCGAGCGGCGCGCGCGGTGCCGACTTGTCGCGGTAGGACACCTCGGGATCGTGAATGAAGCCCCGCACGCCGCCCGAGATTGACGCGGCGGCCGACGTCATGGCCTGCATGTAGTCGGATTCGCGCCCGATCCACGGGAAGCCCCAAAGCCAAACGTCGACCCCGGCGAGCTTGCACGCGTCGGCGTAGGCCCGAAGCGTGTCGCGCGGGGGGACGACTTGTCGGATCGTCTTTCCGGGGCCGCTCCGATCCTGCCAGCAAGCGAGGAATGCGACGAACGTGCACCCGGTCGACGAGAGCCGGCGCGCGAGCTGCGCGGGGGTTCCGTGCGTGGTCGGCGTGAGGGATCGGCAGTAGACCCCGATCCCCTTGGGGCGTGTGTCGGTCATTCGGCGGGGGCCTCGTGTTCGGTCGTTTCGTCGGCGAAGAGTTCCGCGAGGGCCGACGCGAGCGGCCCCGGGGGCTGTGAGTTCCGCGCCTCGGTCGCTGAGAGAAGCCAGCGCATGATCCGGCGGTCGGTTTTTCGGTCGCTCTCGCACCGCGCTTGAACCTGCCGCACGTCGGCGAGTTCGGCCGCGAGGTGCGCGATCTTTTCGTCGGCCTTGCTCGCGACTCCCATACGCCGGAGGATCGCTTTTCCCGCGTACGGCGCGAAGGTTCCGATCACACCGAGCGAGGCGAGGGCGATCGCGGTTACTTCTCCCGAAGTCATATCGACGGCGTCCTTTCGGCCATGTAGAACCGGAACACGGTCCGGATCTCCTCGACGGAGAGTAGCCGATCGCACACGTAGGCTCCGAGGACAAAACGAGGGCTGCCCGTTAGGGGGTCGCCCCCGCCGACGCCGGCCCCGATGCGCGGGTCGATCGCGAGCGTCGCCCTGGGAACGATCGCCGCCATCGCTTGCCCGAGGGCGAGGGTTGGATCGTCGGACCCCCACACGGCGCCCCGTAGAAACGCGTCCGAAAATCCGTCGTGGTCGAGGTGCGCGAAGGCGAAAGCCCCCGTTGCCGACGTTGCGATCTCGAGCGTCGTGCCGTTGTAGGTGCCGCGGAGGTTTCCCGTGGTGAGGGCCGAGCCGACGTCGTCGCCCGCGGTCGTGCCGTATGCGTTGACGGCCTGCCGCGACGTAGCGAGCGAGCGCCATGCCACGCCCGCGCACCACGGGGATCCCGATGCGACGGTGATCACGGGGGCGCCCGAGTCGAACGTGCCCGGGGCGCCGCCCCAATTCACGACGCGCCGCCCGCGCCCGACGGCGAAGGCCGCCGACGTGCCGGCCGTGCGCGTCCAGCCCTCGACGCTCTCGAGCACGCCTGCCACTTGCTCGCACGTCCCCGAGGCGTCGAAATCGTAGAACACGGCGCCCGCGAGATCGATCACGTCGGATAGGCGCGGCACAGGCGGAACGGCGTAGTTTGGTGCCGTGTAGCCCTGCCAGATCGACACCCGCTCGGCCCGGGTCAGCTCGCGATCGTAGACCGCGATCTCGCGGATCGCGATGCCGGCCGCCCCCATCGATCCGGCCGAGTCGCCGCCGACGGAGATCCGCGAGAGATCCCACGCCTGCGCGTCTGTGCTCGACGTGAAGGCGTAGTCCGACCCGATCCCGTTGACGTAGAGATCCGCGTCCGTCCGCGTATCGGCCCGCCGCACGACGAAGTGCAGCACCCGGAGATCGTTCGCGGGGAGCGCGCACGAGCGCCGGCCGTCGGGCGTGGCCGTCGTGCGAACCCAAGCGGCCGAGCCCGATGGCGTGAGCGTGGCCGACACGTGCCCCGCGCTTGGGCTGCCTTCGTCGTCGAGGGTGCCGAAGATCCGGCGCTGGCTCGCGGGCGCGGCTTTCGTCACGGCGCACACGATCACGACCTCGAACGACCCGAGGCCGATCGACGTGAAGAGGTGCGAGAGATCGGGCGAGCGCATGCACGCGGCTTCACCGTCCGTGAACACGACGCACGGGAGCCCCGCGAACGCCTCGACGGCCGAGGAGATCGACGGCCGCACCTCACCAACCCACGGGGTCAACGTGGCCGATACGGCCGTGCGGCAGGGCCACGCGTCGGCCGTGGCGTCGTCGGCGTGGTAGTGGAGCAACGCGCCGAAGTCGCCCGCGCTTGGCCGTGTGAGGGGTAGCGACGTCGCGCGTGCGCGCCCCCCCGCGGGCCGGAGGAAACCGCCCGCGCCGAGGCTACCGCGTGCCGGGTCGAGCACCTGATCGATCGGGGCGATCATGCGCCCGCCCGAGGCCTTGATCGTCGTCATGCCTTGCCCCCGTACGTCGTCGCGAGGTGGGCGTGTAGCTGTCGGAGCTGCACGTCGGAAAGGCTCGCCGAATACGCGATGAAGTCGTGAAGGTCGATCGCCGCCATCGTGTAGCCGTCGGGGCGCACGCCTGTCGTGAACCCGATCCCGAAGAGACCGAGAAGCAATTGCGTCGACGCGTTGTCAGTGATCGCCGCGGCTGCGCCCTGCGTCTCGAGCTGCCCGTCGACGTAGACCTCGACGAGACCCGTTGCCGCGGTCTGTCGGATCGTGACGTAGTGCGTTCGGCCGTCGCGCACGTTCGACCGGGCCGAATACTCGATCTCCGTGTGCGCCCCGTTGAAGCGCGACCACGACGGCACGCCCGAGACCGAATCGATCGAAAACTGGAATCCGGCCCCGGCCCCGCCGTGATTATGCATGATCGGCCACTGTGAATTCGTCGTCTCCCCGTTCGGATCCCACGGTCGATCGACAAGGCACGTGAACGCGAAAACGATCGTCGCGGGGCCCTTGTGGAAAAATTCGTACGTGGTCGCCGTGAGAGCTGTCGACCACGCCTGATCAATCGTCGAGACGAGACGGAGCGCGGGGAACATCCGATCGGCCGCGCCGGGGATCCAAGGGTAGATCGTTCCGCCCCCCGTGAACCCGACGGCCGCCGCGCCGCTCGCCTGAAATCCGTTAATCTGCGTCGCCGAGTGAAGCAAGCCCGATCGCGACTCCTCGATCGGAACCTGCCGACCCTTCGCCGTCGTGAGCACGCACCGCGAGGCCGTGATCCAGAGATAGAGCGACGAGAGCCCGAGAGGCGCGCGGTAGCTCGAGCGCCCCGCCTCGCGCCGCACGCTCCGGCCGCCGAGGTGGAGCGACCCGAACACGTATAGCTTTTGCGTCGCAGGAGATCCGGTCGGGTTGTAGGCGTACAGGTAGCCGGTCGCGGCGTCGGCGTAGAGCCAAACCGCGGCCTTGATCTGCACCCCCCACGCGATCGCCGGCGACGCGGCGAAATCGGAAGCGCTCGCACCCGGCCCCGAGTAGAAGCCGCGCGCATAGCTCGACGACGTATTGATCTCGGCGACGTAGGAGATCCAGCGATCGCGCCAGTCTTGCGAGGCGTCGAGGAGAACGGCCGAAGTCGCGCCGACGGAGATCGACTCGACGAGACGGATCCCCCCGTCGCCACGCTCGCGCCGCACGATCGGAAGGCTCGCGTCCTGCGCGTATCCCGTGAGGCGATCACGCCGCGCGCGAACGACGCGACCGATCGGCGGCGTGCCGTACACGTCGAGGCCGATCGGGAGCGCGCCCACGTCGATCGAGGCGAGCACCTCGGGCCGCGCGTAGTCCTGCGCGGCGTAGTCCTGCGCGAGATTCCAATCCATCGGATTGATCGCATCGAAGGCCGCGGGCGTCGGTACCGGCGGGGTGTAATCGGGCGTCGAGTGTTCCCCGATCTGCATGCACCCGATCACGTCGAGCACGCACGCCGCGGGGAAGCCTGCAGGGCCGGCGCTCGAATCGATCGCGAGCGTGAGCGCCCCCGTTGACGCGTCGGCGAACACCCGAAGCGCGAGGGCGTTGCCGAATGCGATATCCCACTGGCCCGCGGCCGAGACCCCCGCCGCATGCCCGGCGCCCGTGTAGCCGAAAACGTGCGTCGAGTAGTTCGCCGAGGTCGATCCCTTGTCGCACTCGGTCGCCGCATTGTCGGCGTCGTGCATCCCTGGGAGCACGGCGTAACCCCGGTGATCCCACCCGCCGCACGTGAGCACGACGAACCGATCACGCCAATCGAGCGAGGAGTCGATCACGATCTCGGTCACGCCCGAGGCCGGCACGACAAATCGCGGCGTGAGGGCGAGACGGTGCACGAGGCCCCCGCCCGCGCTCGATGCCCACGCGTCGGCGTCCCCGCCGCGCGCCGTGTAGCCGGCCGAAGCGAGCGTTGCCCACGCCGCCGGGTCGATGCTCGCGACGGTGTCGGCCTCGAGGCCGAGCGGGTCGCGCGTGCCCGCGCCGCCGGAGTAGCGCCCCGACGCGCGCGCGTAGAGGTTCACGTATTGATCCGACCCGCCGCTGTTATAGATTTTCAGCCCGACCGTGATATCCGCGAACACGAGGAGACTTGCCGCGATCGTCGCACCGTTGCCCGTGCCGCCGATCGTCGTGTCACAGAAAAGCGGCCCGAAGCGCCGCGCGTCCCCGTCCTCAGCCGCGCCGCCGGGCCGAACGTCGGTCGTGTGCACCTGCCCCGTGCACACGAGATAGCGGAGCGTCCACACGCCCGAGGGCTCGACCGTCTTTGTCGTGCCGGCCGGCACGAGGATCGACGCGACGCACACGAGATCCGAGGCTGGATCATAGGCCGTCTTGATCACGTCGCCGGGCTGCGTCACGAGCTGCCGCGCGACCTTGCGCGCGTCGTCGAGGTGGAACACGGCGCCCGGGCCGAAGTCACGACACCGCGCGATCTTCGGGACGGTCGAGCCGAAGGGGGACGGGTTCGCGAACGTCGTACGGCCGAGCGCTTGCGGGTTGCCATCGGCCGCGATCGTCGAGCCGTAGCGCATGCCTTCGGACGTCGCGAGCAAGCGCCGCCCGGCGACGTGGTCGGCGCCGAAACGGGACACGTCGAGGTGCCGCTCGATGAACAGTCCGAGCGCTTGGCGGATCCGCGGGGTCTGGTAGTCGGCCGAGGAGACGAGGAGACGGCACGAAAGCGCGTGCCACGGGTCGAACACGCCCGGGGCGTCGATCTCGGAAGGGCCGCGGAGATCGGCCGATCCGAGCGATCCGAGAGCCGCGAGAACACGCCCGATGCTCGCGTCGTTCGTACCGCGCGCGGCCGTGAGGGCGACGACGCGCGCCGCGCGTTCGGCGTCCGTCACGCCCGAGTCATTCGGGAGCGATAGCGCGTGCTCGTGTTCGTCGAGCGTCTCGATCGCGCTCGCGGGGTAGGCCTCGGCGCCGGCCTGCGTAAGCACGTTGTCGCCCCACGCGAGGAGATACGCGAGGGCCTCGACCTCCGCCGCGATCACGCTATCGGGATCGTCGTCGTACCCGTCCCCGATCTGACCGCGGACGATCGCGGCCCATTCGGCGACGAGTGCAGCATCGGGCGTGGGATCGTAGGTGCTCACGGGTAGACGTACCGAAGGGTCACGACGCCGAGGCGTACAGTTTCGAGGGCGGCCGGCGTGATCGTCGAAAACGATCCCGACGTCCAGTCAATCGAGATCGAGCCCTCGACGTCGGCCAAGCGGGAGAGGATCAGCGACGACGAGACGACGGCCCCGAAGCGGCTCGCCGGGTTCGGCCATCGGAGACGATCCTTGCTCGCGCTCGTGACGTACGTACCGGGTCCGAGCACGTCGAAAAGATCCTCGAGCGCGCGCAGGATGCCGGCGGCATTCGGGCTCCCGCTTGTGACGGTGCCGCCCGAAGTCGGCAGGCCCGAGAGCGGCGACGTGAGATCGATCCCCGAGGCGTCGACGCTCGAAACCTGCCGTTGCTCCGTCCGGTAGCCGCTCCCGATCGTGACAGGCACGAGCACCCGCGCGCCCACAGGGATCACGCCCACGGGCGACGTTGTCAGCTCGACGCGCGACACGGTGCTTCCCACGCCGATCGTCGCCGTGTTCGTCGTGCTCGTCCCCCAATCGGGCTCATATCCGGTCCCCGGCGTGATCGTCACGTCGACGTCGGCGGCCGTGCCGTAGGTGATCGGGTCGACGTAGAGATCGACTTCGGATCCGATCGCGGCCGTAAGGAATGCGGCGAGAGCGTCGGTATCTCCCGTGGAAATCTCGCGCGCCTTGCTCGGGCCGTAGGCCACGACACGGAGCGCGCCCGGGTAGCCGAAGTTTGGATAGACGAACGCCTCGGCGATCCGCGCGTCGGGGTAGGCTTTCGCGAGGCCTTGCACGGCGCCGACGTTCGTACCGGCGGGGCGTGCCGAATCGAAGTCAACGATCCGTTGACGGAGTTCCCCGGCGCTCTCGGCCTCGGCGCCGCCCGAGACGAGGGCGAGGCGCCCCGTGCCGAGAATCGCCGCGGCCGGGCTGTCGACCGTCACGTCCCGATCCTGCACGTTGTACGTGGCGCCGGCCTCGAGCGCCTCGACGGAGACCACGGCGCCGGTAAGGCCCGTCACCGTCAACCCGAGGAAGGGGGCGAACGGTAGGCCGACGGAGAGATCGACGATCCCCGCGGCCGGCACGCCGCGCACGATCCGCACCTCGGATCCGATCGCGAGGATCGATCCCGCGTCGATCCCCGTCGTATCCGTGAGGAGCAAGCGATCCCGCGTCGAGCCCTCGACGATCGTAGCCGTTGCGAACGTCGGCGCGGCGATCGTCGCGTCGGCCGTTGAAACGTACTGCCGGCCGTCGGCGAGCGTGAACGTCGATCCCGCGGGCTGCACGTCGCCCGCATTTCCATAGATCGCGATCTGCCCGTGGGCCTTCGTCGGGGCGAGGTAGTAGAGCCCCCGCGCCGCGCCTTGCGTGGGTAGCTCCGAATCGTCGCAATCCTTTGGGAAGCGCTGGCGCGCGAGGCTCGCGGCGTGCGCCTGTGTTCCAGCCGAGGCCGCGGCGAGCGCGCGCGCCCACAGATCGAAGTCGGAAAACGGCGCAGTGTCCGCGGTCGGGATCAACGTGCGGATCTGTGCGAGGTACAGCTCGCGCAATTCGTCTTCGGTGTACGTCTTGATCGCCATGCCTACACCGTGATCCTTTGCTCGCCCGACCCGTCACGAAAGGCGATCGTCGACTCGATCAACGTTCCGCGCGGCACGCACACGACGTCGAGATCCCAGATCCGCCCACCCTCGACAAGGTGCGCGAGCGCGTCGCGTAGCGCCTTCTCCTCGGTCCGCGCGGATATGCCCGTGATCTTCCCGACGCGCGGGCGCCGGCCGAAGCCGGGGGCCGACGGCACCGATCCGCGCGTCGTGCGGATCGCGAGGATCACGCTTGGAACCTCCGACGAATCGCGCGCGAACCCGCCCGCCGTCGTGACGGTGTGATCTCCCGAGGTGGTAAGCGCGCGGCGAATCATCGATCGACCTTGACCCGTTGGCTCCCGGTCGAGCCTACCACGTAGGGGGTAGCGAAAACCACGGGCCCGCCCGAGTTCGACCCGGTCGCGAGCGTTGCCGCGATTTTCGCGAGTTCCGTCTGCACGAAATCATCGCGGGAGAGCGGGATCGCGGCGGATGTCTGCCCGCCCTCGATCAAGATCGACCCGTCGGCCTTGCACCGGATCCGCGCGGCGTTCGGCCCGAGGCCGCGGATCACGGCCTCGCCTTCGGATAGCTCGACCTGCCATCGGAGATCCCGCGAGGCTAGGACGATCGCATCATCCCCGCGGCGCAGGAAGATCACTTCCTCGCCCTGTGTCCCTTGCGGCGCCGCGGGGCGGTAGAGGATTGGCGAGAGCCCCCACGCCGCGCGATCGGTGTGCCGTTCCTCGCGGCTCGACGCGTCCCGGTCGCCCAAGATCGTAAGCAGAACGGCGCGCGAGCGCGGCCCCTGTTTCGACGCGACGACGCGGCCAAAGGCGATCAACCCGTCGAGGAGATCGTCGAACGTCATAGAAGGATCGCCCCCTTGCTCACGAGCTTTAGTTTCGTCGTGGTCCCGTTCGATCGGTCGCACAGAAACTCGCGCGCGACCACGTACCATTCGCCCGTGATCCCTAGCACCTCGTCGAGCACCTCGACGATCGTATCGGTCGCGTACAGGGCGCGCCCGTTGCCGTGGTCGCTCACGACGTATTCAAGGGTCCGCCGGCCGTGGATCGATTTCATTAGCTCGCGTTGCGCGCGCCTGTTCGCCTCGTCCGTGTCGCGCACCGTGAGATCGTGGATCACGTGCGGCCGGGGGAACGGGATCGAGGGCTCGCTCGCACGCCCGACGATCGGCGCGCGCGCAACGTCGTTTCCGAGGCCTCGCCCGTAGATCGTGACGTCCGAAAAACAGTTGCCGATCGCGTTGCTCTCGGTCCCGTGGATCACGTTATTCGGCTCGCGCGCATCGGAGACGACGCGGCGCACGATGCGATGGACGACCGGGCCGCCGTAGTTCGGCGCGGCAATGATCAGTTTCCCATCGGGCGAGAACCACGGCACGAGGCCGAAGCGCCGGGCCTGCCGGAGAATGAAGGCCCACACGCTCTCTCCCGCTTGTGGGCGCGCCTCTTTCAAGGCTACGGCACGGATCGCCGTGGCCGATTGCCCGTTGCTCGCGACGCTCTCGGCGGCTCGGCGTTGCGCGAGCGCGGCGAGCGCCCGGGCGCGGTCGCGGGCGGAAAGGATCGCGTTTTGCTCCGACGCCGACGGCACGGCGCCCTCGGCCCCGGAAGGGTCGATCGCGGCGTTGCCGAGGGTGCGGACGGACGCGAGCGCCCGACGCCTGGACGCCCCCGCCGCGCGCTCGCGCGCGAGTGTTTCCTCGTCATCCGTGAACACGACCGGCCGCGAGGGATCCGCCCCGCCGGCCGCCCCTTGCGACCACGCCGCGCGCGTCGTCGACTGCGCGCCCGGGGGGAGCGAGAGCGCGATCCCCGTGGCGATATCGCGCGAGGCCGTGCCGTCGGCGACGACTTCGATCCCCCACGGCGAGACGAGGGCCGAGACGAGGGCGAGGAAATTCGTCCCGACGTTCCGGATCGCCGTGAGATCGGCCGAGGAGTCGACAAGGTGCGCGGCGCGGTCGCGACACTGGATCGAGATCGTCGTCCCCCCGTGCTTATCCCCGCCCGTGTTCCGCGCGTCGAGGAGTCCCGTGTGCTGCAGCACGCGCGGCGCGCTCGTGTCGTCCGTCTGGTAGACGTACGCCTTGACCTCGGTTTGGCCTCGGTCGATTAGCTCGAGGATCGCGGCGCGTTCGGCCGCCGTCCCGAGAAGCGAGAGCACGGCCGAAAAGGCGTCCGAAGGCGTGAGCATATCGGACGCGAGCGAATAGGACGCCCACGAATCGATCGAGCGCCCCGCGATCTCGATCGAGAGTCGCGATCGAACGCTCACGCCCGGAGCCCCGCGCTACTACCGCGCCGCGGGTGAAACACCCGCACCTCGCCCCGGCCGATCCGGAGCGGGTTACGGATCGACCCGTTCGCCGCGACGACGTCGGGCCATCGGGTCGGGTCACCGTACACGCGCGCCGCGATGCTTTGCGCCGTCGTGCTCGAGGCCGAGAGCGTGATCGATCCCTCGACTCCGTATCGGCTCACGGCGTCGAGGCCTGCGCGTTCGACGGCGTCGCACAGAGCGACGATCGACCGGCGTACCTCCCAAGCCTCGGCCGCGGCGAGCTGCGGCAGGGATAGCAACGCGTCGCACCGCGCGCGCATGGCGTCGACCTGCGCGCGGACATAGTCGACCGTCATCGCGGCCGACTCGAACGCGCCGATCGTCTGTGCAGCGAGCCCCGCGATCACGCCCCCGACGGGCAAAGCCAGCTCGGGCCCCGTGAGCGGATAGCCCCCGCGCGCGAACGCCGAAAATAGGTGCTCGTCGAACACGCCGGCCGAGGGTAGCGCGGCGTCGAGGCGCCGGCCCTCGGCCGTCGCGCGCGAGCCCGGGCGCGCGACGACGATCGGCGCCGTGAGGTTCAAGGCGTCGGTCGAGCGCTCCTCGAGCGTCACCTTGACGATCGCCCCGTTGCGTCGGCCGGCCGACTCGTCGACGGAGAACGTCACGATCTGCGCGGGGAGTTCGCCGAACACCGGATCAACGTACGTAACCCGCCCGCCGATCGTGTCGTCCGTGAGGATCGCTAGGAGCTGCGTATACAGGATCGGGTAATGCCCGGGGTCGACGTCGGCGAATAGGGGGATCTCGAGGCCGATCACGAGCGGCGCGCGGCCCGTGGGTTCGGTGTCCTGCCCGGGTCGGCCCTGGTAGCGATGCCGGCCGAACTCGTGCCCGCCGGAGACGGAGCGACCCTCGACGGGAAACTCGAGGCCTTCGATCGCCGCTTCCCGTAGATTTTCCTGCCAGTAATCGGCCACGGATCAGCGCCTTTCGGGCGGGCCGCGCCGCGAGTCACCCGACACGCGGGCGCCGATCGCCGTCGCTAGAGTATCGACGGATCCGCGGTCGAGCGCCACCGTTGCCGGGCGAGCGTTGCCCCCCTGCGACGTCACAGGTACGGCGCCGGGTGTGCCGAAGAATCCAAGCGACGCCGGAGCGTTCGCCGCGGCGACGGCGCGGCGAGCCCGGCCGGCCTCGCCCCCCATGGCGTAGAATTGATCCTCTTGCGCGGCGTTGCGCTCGACGCGGCGCGCGCCCTCGGCGAGCACGAGCGCCCCGCCCACGACGCCGGCCCCTACGCCGGCCGTAAGGGCCCCCGCGCCGGCACCCGCGGCGCCGACACCCCCGAGGCTCGCGGCCGTCCCGGCGCCACCGCCGACGGCCGCCGCGCCCCCTGCCGCCATTCCGGCGAACCCTAGCGCCTGGGTCACACGCTCGATCGCCCCGCCGAGATTGTCGAGCCCCTCGACGGCCATCGGGAACTTCGAATTTAGGGTATCGATCCCGTCGGCCATCGCGTCGGCGTAATGGGCGAAGTCCTGCCCGTGCTCCATGAAATTTGCGGATTGGTTCGCGGCGTTTCCGAAGCCTGCGACCCCCTGCATATCGGCCATGACGCCCGACGTATACGCCGCGCCCGCCGCGCCCGAGGCCCCGAGAACGTCGGCCATCGCGCCGCCCCCGCGCCGCATGGCGTTGATCAGCGTCGCGAGCGCTTGGCCGTTCTCGGTCGATCCCGCGAGGCGCGCGAATTGCTGCCCGGTCGCGAGGCGCCCCGAGTTCGCCATCGCTTGAAGGGTCTGCATCGGGTCGGCGAGCACGCCGCCGACGTGGTTGCCTTGCGTGCCGGTCGTTCCGGCGACGCCCTGTAATCGACGTTGGAACCCCTGATCTTGAAGCATCCCCATCAATCGATCGTACTGCCCCCCGATCTGCCGCTCGCCCCCGCCGAACGCCGCGCCTAGCGTGCCCTGCAGGCGCATAGCCCCGAGCACCGCGGCCCCGCCGGTCTGACCCGTGGCCGTCCCGAAGCTCGAGAACGCCGCCCCGAGGCGCCCCGAGAGCGCTTCCGGGCTCACGTTCTGCGACGTCACGAGCCCCGTGTACTGATTTAGGAAGGTGCCGATCTGGCTCTCGTCCATGCCCGACCGAAGGGCCTGCGCAAGCGGGCTCGCGACGGTGCCGAAGTCGGCGCCGACGGCCATCGCATGCCGTCCGACGGTGCTCGCGTTGCGCAGGATCGCAGCCGCCGCGGCGTCGCCCCCGACGTCGCCGGCCTGCGCAAGCCCCGCTATGATTTGGCTCGGGTCGATCCCCGAGGCGCGCGCGGCCGAAACGACCCCGGATTGAAGCTCGCTCCGACGGATCCCCGTGTCGCGCGCGAGCCGCGCCATTTGCATTTGATTGCTCATGTTGTCGGAGAGCAACGCTTCCCGCGAACGCCCGCCGAACGCGCCCGAGAGCGCGCTCGCGCGCTGGCTTACCGACTGGTAGATCGAGATCGCCGCGGTCGCGAATTGCTGGATCGACTGCAGCCTCGAGCGCGCGCCGGCCTTCTCGCTCTCGACCTGCTTTCGGATGTTCTGCTCCGTCTCCCGCGTCGTCTTGGCCGACGCGTCGCGCTTGGCCTTCTCGACTTGCTCGACGGCCGCGCGCGTCGTGTCGGCCGCGGCCTTCTCGGCGTCGGCGGCCTGTTTCACGAATTTACCGCGCGAGTCGCGCCCCTTGTTGGCCGAGGCCTCGGCGTCGGCGATTTCCTTGCGCAAGCCGCGGATCGCGGCCTGCGATTCGCGGGCCCCGTCGACGACGATCTTTGTTCGGATTTCACCCGCCATCGATCAAATCCTCGAGGCTATGCGGATCGCTCGCTTGCTCGTCCCCTGTGTAGGCGAGCACGTAGGCCATTACTTGCCAGTCTGAAAGGTCGCAAGCCGGCGCGCCGTAGTAAGCGCGAAGCTCTCGAGCGCATCGCGCGCGAGTGACCGCAACACGACCGCCGGCTTGGACTCTTTTCCCAAGGCGTCGACAAGCGCGCGCACCTCCTCGACGTCGAGGGACCGCGACGGCGACACGTACTCTTGATGTTCGGCGTACGCCGAGATCAGATCCGAGAGCGTGATCGAGTCGAGATCTTGAACGTCGGCGTCCGAGCCGAAAAACGCGACGGGCTCGGCCATCGTGACGGTGTCGGGATCGTAGTAGGCGCGCCACACGATTTGACGGTCGACGAGTCGCGAATGGAGTAGGGGATCGATGTTGATCGCGCGGTCCGGATTCCACTCGCGCTGTTTGCACAGGGCGAGGAATTGCCGTTGCGCCTCGACGCGGCATGCGTCGATCTCGCGCTCCGTGAGGGCGCGCACCGCAACCTTGACGTCGGGTCGGCCCGGGAAGTCGAGCGTTCGGAAAGCTCGCTTCGGGCCGAGGATCAGTGCGCGGGTTTGCTCGTCGAACCGTGCCACGGGCTAGAGCCTCCGCGGCTTCCCTGCCATGACGGTGAACGTCGCGCCCGCGCTCGAGCCGACGGAGTACTCCGCGTCGAACGACGTGATCCAGCCGTCGAACGCGAGGCGCTTTCCGCCGCTGATCACGGTGATCGAAACGTCGGCGTCGGCGATGCACTTCTCGAGGAAATCGCCTTCGAAGCCTGCCTTCGGTACGGCATTCGCGACGCGGATCGTGCACTCGACGGGGCCGCTCGACCGCCCCGCGAGGCCCTTTTTCATGGTCCGAACGGCCGTCGAGTTCGGCGCGACGCTCACGGAAACGCTGGTAGCCTCCGCGAGCGTGCGGCCGTCGAGCTGTACCTCGCCCGGGCCTTCGTATCGGGTGCTCGTCTGCTTCGGGGTCGCCATGGATCAACCAATCTGGCGCACGTCGATCGCGCCTTGGTGGAAAAGCTCGACGACGTCGAGCGGGATCGAAACGTTCGCGCGACCGGCGGCCGTGCCGTCGATCTCGGCGACGATATCGAGGCCGTTCGCCTCGACGTTCGTGAGGTAGCGCCCGAGCGCGCCGGCCGAGCCTTCGGCGTCCTCGGCGTCGAAACGCTTTGTGATCCCGTAGGCCCAATCCTTGATCGTGCTCGGCGTCGCGACCCCGGGCGGGGGCATGATCCCCGTTTCGGTGTCGTTCGCCAGCTTCGGATTGTTCGCGACGAAATCGGCGAAATCGCTCTCGAGCTGATCGGCGACTGCGTCGGGCACGTCGACCTTGTGCACGTCGAGCACCCGATAGTCCGGGTGTGCGCCGGAGTCGAGACACTTCGTCGTGATCGCTCGCGCGAGCACGCACGTCGAGCCGTCGGCGAGCACGCGCACGGGGCTGATCCCATTGTTCAACGCCGAGGCGAGTTCACTCTTGATCGGCTGATCCCCGAGCGTGCGTTGCGCGATCGCGGCGAGCACCGCGGCTCCGTCGAAGTTGAACGCGGCGTCCGTCGAGAGCCCGCGGACGTACGAGCCCGCCCACGACGCCGCCAGCTCACCCGGGGGCACGTCCGAATTGTAGTGCCACAGGCACCGCGCGCGGGCGTCATTGATCGCCTGCGCCAGCGTCGTGGCGTTGCCGAGGGTGTCGGCCGAGGCGAACACCTGCACGCCGCGCTTGCCCTCCTCAGGCGCCGAGTAGGTCGCGAGGTGCGTCTTGACCAACCCGAGATTGGTACTGTCGTCGTACGCCGACACGATCACGTGCCAGCGTTGCGAGGCCGCGGCGTCGAGCACGTTCGCGGGGCTGTCGCTCGTCGCGCCGCTCGCGAGGTACGCGTCGGTCACGGTGTGCGTGAGGCCCGACCCGCTCGTGATCACGTCGTAGACGCGGATCCGATTGCCGCGCGGACCCTTGTGCTTCGCCGTGACGGTGACGGTTCCCGTGCTCGGGCTCGCCGTGACGGGTAGATCGGGGTTGTTGTTGATCGCGGCCGATACGGCCGAGGCTACGGTCGTCGCCGTGTCACCGATCGCGAAGCTCGCGACGACGCGCTCGCCGCATACGTAGACCTCGACCGTACCGGCGGCCGTCGCCGGGCCGCCCGAGAAAACGATCGTCGTGCTCGCGGCCGTGCCGCCCGATTCCGCGACGACTCCGGCGTACAGGTTCGCCCCGGGGTAGGCCCGGAGGAGGTTCCGGATCATGCGGTGGAGTTCGGAGCCCTGCCCGAAGTAGGTGATCGCGTCGTCGGTCGAGAGCGTCTGTGTGATCGACGCGGCGGCCTTGCTTCCGGCGCTCGTCTTGTTGCCGATGACGAGGATCCGGCGGGCCGCCGCGGCGGCCGACTGCGAACCGACCCCGAGCGACACCTTAAGAAACGACCCGGGGAGCTTGTTGGACGTGTCGACGATGGAAGCGAGAGCCATGGATCAACCCTTCCCCGGCTTCGGGGCGTTCTCGGGGGGCGCCTCGACCACGTCGCCGCGGGTGAGGGCGCGACGGTAGTACGCGGACGATTCGACGACGGTGGGCGCGGCCTCGGTCCCGTCGACCATGCGCGATCGAAGATCCTCGCGCGGGAGGGAGCGACCGGGCACGGCGATCAAGCGGAGGGTCGGCATAGGGGGAGCATCGCCGATCGGCCGCCCGGCCGCAAGCCCCCGCCGGCTAGGGCGCCGTGAGCGTCGAAAGCAGGGGTTGATCCGCCGCGTCGACCGCGCCTAGATTCGTCGGGCACCACCGTGCGAGGAGATCGTCGAACGTGTGCAGGCCATCCCACTCGTGCAGCGGCAGGCAATCGAGCGTGTGCACGCAATCGAACGTGAGCGAAACGAACGGGAAAACGCCGCCGTCGGGGAGCTGTACGTAGTTGGACACGAACCGGATCGAGTCCTCGGGGATTTCCTGCACGCCGACGGCCTGTAAAACCTCGGTCCCGACGGTGTCGTTTTCGTCCGTGTACGTGTACCCGTCGAGGGCCCGGATCATTTCGACCCCGACCGGCGCGAGCGCGCGCCAGAACTCCGCGAGGCGATCGATCGTGCACTGTGGCGCGTACCATTCGGCGACGATTGGCGACGTAACGACTTTGCGCGTCCCCTGGAACGTGAAATTGGATCCCCGGCGCACGACCGAAAGCAGGGGGAGCGTTTCGGCCGCGAGGGCCGACCGGACGACCGGGTGCGGGATCGTCGTGGCCACGGCGTCTTGACCCCACGTCGAGGAGAGCGCGAGATCGATCCGGTTCGCGAAGAGAACCCGGAGCGCGTCGACGACGGTGTCAGGGGTCGAGTCGCCAATCATCGCCGCGACACCTGGATCGAACCGACCGCGGCGCGTGCGCCCATCGCGACCGTGGGGGAAAGCGCGTCGATTTCGTCTCGGAAGGCGTCGCGATAGTGGCGCCATTTCGCGGCCTGCGCATCGGTGTCCGCGGCGCCCGTGAGCGAGAGCCGATAGAGGCGCGCGGCGGCGCCGTACGCGACGACGTCCCGAAGCTCCGTGACGTCGGCGAGATCGGCCTCGAACACGGGGGGCGCGCGGCGACGGAGGGCCTTGATCGTCTCCTCGAGCGCGGCCTCGCGAAAGGCCGTCGACGAACCGGCGGCCTCGGGGGGTAGCAGTCGAGCCAGCTCGCGCGTGCTCCCGATCTCCGTGAGAAGATCGGCATGCGTGCACACGGTTTCGACGTCGATCGTCATAGCCCCGCCCCCTTGAATCCGTTTTCGACGGCGATCCCGAGGATCTCGCTTACGTCGTCCTCGTGCATCGCGAGCGCGTCGCGCATGAACCGCTTCGCCGGAATGTGCCGCGTCCCGAATTCCTGATACGGCGCATAGAACGCCGCGCCTCCGCCCGCGATGATATCGAGCGCGAGCGCCCCGCCCTCGGTAACGTGCGGCTCGTCCGAGCGGATCGAATCGCGTAGGTACCCGTAACGCACGGGGGCGAGTTTCTTGGCGTCGGCCGTCACGAGCACGCCGCACGACTTCAAGCCTGCGAACACGGCGGCCGTGAACGACGCCGCCGCGCGCTCGAGCGCGGCCTCGAGGCGTGAGGTGTCCACGTCGACGTGGATCCCTGGCGTCATGCGTCGACCTCGACGCCGAGGGCCTCGGCGATCGTCGCGCGGATCGCCTCGGTCGATTTGCGGCCGTCGACCTTGATCCCCGCGGCGCGCGCGCTCGCGATCAAGGCCTCCCGATCGGCGGCCTCGAGATCCTCGGACGTGATCGGCGGGGGTGTGTCGGTCTGCCGGATCCCGAGGTGCCCGAGGATCTCGGCGTCGGAGATTTCGACGCACGCGAGCACGATCACCCGGTCGGCGTTCGGGTCGCGCACGAGCACCGCGGCAAGGCGATTGTCCGCCGCGATCGCCCGCTGGCACAGGTAGCCCGCGACCGGCCCGAGGCGCCCGGCCTCGATTCGCCCACCGACCCCGTACGCCGAGAGCGCCGGGTCACGGAAAATCTGGATCCCGTGCATCCCCACGCCCGCGACGGGATCCATGGGGTAGCTATTCGGGTGAAACGTGCGGCGCTCGATCGTGGGGACCATGCCCCCGAGTATCAACGCAAAGGGCCCCGAGGTGCAACCCCGGGGCCCCGCATTGTGCGCCGAAGCGCCTACGTCATGCCGTCGTCAGCTCGCGAATGCGGCAGACCGCGAGTTCCGACTTGAGCCGGGTCGTGACGTACATCGAGACGCGCGTCCGGCGCGCTTCCTTCTGCTCGAGTTCGCCGATGTCACGGACGCGGACGCCCATGACGCGCGCCTCGCGCGGATCGGTGTCGAGGGTCGCGCCGGGGTCGTTCCCCACAACCATCGAGAGGCCCTCTTCGGAGAGGCTCACGAGATAGAGCGAGGTGAGGGTCGAGACGGTCTTCGTTTCCGTCGACGGGATCCAATCGTTCTGCAGGAAGGGGATCCCGCGGTACGCCGGCACCGGGCGATTGAGGCCCGGGAGCTGCACGTGCTCGGGCGTGGTTCCGCCAAGGCTGCGCTGCAGGCCCATGAAAGCCGATTTCATCTTCGAATTGCCGATCCAGAAGAGATTTTCCCGGACCTTTACGAACTCGTCGATCGCGCGGTCGAGCGCCGTGAATCCGAGCGCGTCGCCGCTCGCGCCGGTCGAGCTGATGACTTGCGCGTGCGACGTCGGGATCAGCGACGAGATGCCGTCGAATTCCTCGGTCGTGCTCGAGATCGTGATCTCGCTCGTGCCGTTCGCCGCGAGGCTGCCCGACGTCGACGTGACGCGGATCCACTTGTTCGGGTTGTCGCTCGTGAGCGTGTACGTGCTCGAGGCTCCGACGTTGACGGCCGTACCGTAGTCGCGATCACCCGGCGCGCGGTAGCTCGCGAGGGTGCCGGAATGAACGTACTTCAGGCTCCCCGGGCCCATGCGGGTCGAGTCCTGATTGGGGCCGATCGGGCTCGTGCTCGCGAGCACGAGACCCGCGATCGCCGTGCCCATGGTGCCGGAGGTCGCATAGCCGCCGGTCACGATCTTCTGTCCGAGGGTGCGGCCGAGGGCCTTCAACTTGGACGCGATCGCGAGCGAGGTCGGATCGTTGATCTCGTTCTGCTGCCGCTGCGCGAACTCGTACACGTCGACATCGGAGACGATCAGCCGAAGCGGCACCGTAACCTTGTCGTACGTCGGGGACGATTCCGTGATCGACGTGTGCGTTGGGCTCACGAATTCGACGGTGGGGAGCGCCTTCTCTCGATCGTAGGAGATCGAATCTCCGAGCGTCGACGAAAACGGGATCTGACTGATCAGATCATCGGAGGTCGCGATCGCCTTCGAAATCCCCGCCGCGAGCGGGTTTCGAGAGGCCTTCGCCATGTCGAGTAGCGTCAATGCCATGTGTGGGTTTCCTCGGGGTTAGCCCGAGACGCTATCAGCTCCCGGGGGGACGTGAAAGCCCCGCCGAAATCAGATCGACGGGGGATGCGGTAGAGAAGTCGGCCGGCATGCGGCCGTTTCCGTTCGGGCGATTCGCGCCCGAGCCGCCCGCGGGCGACTTGGCGAAATGGGGGTTTGCGGCGAGCCAGACCGCGACGGCCTTTGCGAGCGTCGCGCCGCGGTACGGAATGCCCGAGATCGTGAGCGTGATCGATCCGTCGTCCTCGTCGACCTCGGCCGCGCCCTCCATCGCGAGCAAGCGGGCCGCTTGCTCGAGGCCCGGGGCGTGCGCGCCGGCTCGGGTGAGTTCGGCGCGGAGGGTGTCGGAGACGGCGCGATCGCGTTGCGCCTTCGTCATGCCGTCGAGCTTCGCGAGGGCCTCGGCCTTTTCCTTCGCGAGCGCCTCGAGCTGCGCCTTGGCCGCGGCGGCCTCGCGTTGCGCCTTCGCGATCTCGGGATTCTTGCTCGGGTCGCCCGCGCCCTCGGCCGCGGCGCGCGCCTCGGCGAGTTCGGCCTCGAGCTGCGCTTTGGCCTGCGTGATCTCGGCGACGGTGCGCGAGGTGCCGCGCTTTTCCTTCGCGATCGCCCGCTGCACGATCTGATCGAGCTGCGCCTGAGTCAACGCAAGCGTCGGCTCGGGTGCGGGCGCCGGCTGCCCGCCGGCCAGCGGGGCGCCGGGCGCCGGAGCGGGCGCGCCTCCGCCTCCGCCCCCGTCGGGGTTGGCTTCGGAGCGCAAGATCGAGAGGGCGAGAAGGTGACGGAGCATGATGGAACCTCGAAAGCCCGGGGCACGTCCCGGTCCGGACCCCGCTTTTCCCTGGGATCCGCGCGGCGGGTGCGCGCGGCAGGTAGCCCCTAGGATGCGGGAGCACGGGGGCGCACGTCAAGCGGGCGGTTTTCGCGGGAGATCCGGG